GGCATCTGGAACTGCATATTATTCTTTGCAATCGCTTCCGTGCCAGCACGGAGGATCAAGTCATACACTTGGGCTTGCAGAAGACCAGTATCCTCAGAGAGGGATTTAACAATTTTCCGCACAGACGGAGATAAGCGTATTGATACGGGTTTTGTGAGATTGGGTTTTTGTGGCATAAAACACACAGAAGGACACACAAGACTACTTGTCAATACATAACATGCAAAAATAGTAAATAAATAAAAATATGGGATTCTTACCTAATAATATAAAAGCACCTTCAGAAGGTGGTGGTGGTAGTGGAAACTACCTAAGATTCACGCAAGGCGAAAATAAGTTTCGTATCATCGGGGCATCAGATGACAAGCCGACTCCAGGCTTTATTCATGGAACGCTGGGATGGACAGAAGAGGATGGCAAGAAGCGTCCAATTCGCTGGGCAGAAGGCACACCAGCGCCAATGCAGTTCGCAGACAAGCCACGCAATTTTTATGCGTTCGTGGTTTACAACTATAACGAAAGTAAGGTGCAAATCTTAGAGCTTACTCAAATGAAACTACAAGCAGAATTATTGCAGCTTGCA